ATCTAAAGATGTAGATGCTGGAACAAACGTAGCCTGGCGAGGATATAATCATCATAGATATATCATTTGGAATGATAATGGAGTTTTAAACATTATACCTAAATTTCCAATCATTGAACATATGAAATTTAATGATGAATTTTTAGAAAAACATTTAGAAGATCCTTTTTTATGGAGTACCTACTTTCACTTTCAAAATGAAATAAATTTTAAATTTTATGAAATGGGTAGAGAGAAAGATTTTGTTTTGTTTAATAATAGTTATACACTTATACTTAAAAACGCAATTCAAAAAAGTATAAATGAAGCTAATGAATATAAAAGGAAAATATTATGAGCCAACAAATAAACTTAACGTACCGAGAGTCAGATTGGAAAACACCAACTAGTTTTCCAAACTTAAAAAACGCTAAAGAAATAGCAATTGACTTAGAGACTAAGGATCCAAATATCAAAAACAAAGGCCCTGGATGGCCTACAATGGATGGTAATATTGTAGGAATTGCAGTAGCAGCTGATGGTTTTGTTGGTTATTATCCAATAGCTCATGAGAATGGTTCTAATATGGATTTTAAAATGGTCTTGGACTGGGTTCAAGATATTGTTTCTGGGCCTGGAGATAAAATATTTCATAATGCACCGTACGATGTAGGATGGCTCAGGGCTCACGGCATATTGATCAGGAACGGTCGGATCATTGATACTATGATTGCTGCAGCCTTAGTAGATGAAAATAGGTTTTCATATTCATTAAATGCATTAGGATTTGATTTATTAGGTGAAACTAAATCAGAAGCTGAATTAAAACAAGCTGCTGATGATTGGGGTATTGATGCTAAAGGTGAATTATATAAATTACCTGCTAAGTATGTTGGATCGTATGCAGAACAAGATGCAGCTCTAACTTTAAAACTTTGGCAATATTTAAAAACTGAAATTACTAAACAATCTTTGACAGATATATTTAAAATGGAAAGTGAACTACTTCCAATTTTAATTGAAATGAGAGCTGTAGGAGTTAAAGTTGATTTAGAAGGTGCAGAAAAACTTAAAAAAGAATTTGTCAGTAATGAAGAAAAAATACTTTTAAAAATTAAAAAAGAAGCTGGTGTAGATGTAGATATATTTGCAGCTAGATCTATTGCCAAAGCATTTGATAAATTAAAAATAAAATATCCATTAACAGAGAAAACTAAAGAACCTAGTTTTACTGCTAACTGGTTATTAAATTGTGAATATCCTATTGCAAAATTCATAAGAGAAGCACGAGAAGTACATAAATTTCATGCAACTTTTATTGATAGTATACTTAAATATCAACATGACGGTCGAATCCATGCTGAAATACACCAATTAAGAGGTGATGGCGGCGGTACAGTGTCTGGTAGACTAAGTTATTCTAACCCTAACTTACAACAAGTTCCTGCAAGAAATAAGGAATTAGGCACAAAGATAAGGTCTTTATTTAAACCTGAATCTGGTTTACAATGGGGTTCGTTTGATTATAGTCAACAGGAGCCAAGACTTGTAGTACACTACGCATCATCAATTGGATTTCCTGGGTCAGACAAACTAGTAGAGGCATATGAAAAAGAAAACGCAGACTTCCACCAAACTGTCGCCGAAATGGCAGGCATCCCCAGATCTCAAGCAAAAACAATTAACTTGGGAATTTTTTACGGTATGGGTGCGAGAAAACTTTCCAATGAATTGGGAATTGAAACCGACGAAGCCAAGTTACTTCTACAAGAATATAATCAGAGAGTACCGTTCGTTAAACAACTAGCTAACAGATGTATGGAATCTGCAGAGAAATACGGATCTATTAGAACTATCAGAGGTCGTAAATGTAGATTTGATAAATGGGAGCCTATGTCTTGGGGCCTATTTAAATCAGAAGATTATGAAACTGCAGTTGGTAAGTATGGTAAAAATAATATTAAACGTGCTGGAACTTACAAAGCTTTAAATAGATTAATTCAAGGATCCGCTGCAGACCAAGTTAAAGTTGCTATGATAGAATGTTATAAAGCTGGATACTTACCTTTGATTCAAATACATGATGAATTATGTTTTAATGTTAGACCTGCTAAAGACCCAGAAGAAATTAAAAAAATTATGGAACACTGTATACCTGAAATGAAAGTCCCTTCGTTAGTTGATGTAGCGATTGGAAAGGATTGGGGTACAGCTCATGATTAATTTTGGGACTTGTCCTAATTGTAAAGAAATGGTTCCTTTTGAACCTACAAATCAAGAACATATTTATATATGTCCTGCATGTGATCAAGAAGCAAAACAACACATTAACGGTAAAATTCTATACACTAAAGTAATTTGGGATATAGCTGATAATGAACACAAAGATTAATTGTGAAACTTGTAAAATTAAATTAGCAATTATAATTGAAAATAAAAAATATTATTGTGCAGAATGTGCTTTGCATAATATCCGTGTGAAAGAGGGCGCAAGGGCCTTTACCAAGTCAATGGTTTGGAGAATAAAATATAAAAACTAACGACTAAGCTTTTACTTCGTCACTAGCAATATCTAAAAGACCTGCTCTAGCGTCAATCTCACTTTGTTCGTTGATCTTGACTTTAAGATCTTTAATTTTAATGTCGATCCACTTCATATCTGTCGTGACTCTACCCTGTGCTAACGCTTTGTTGGCCCATTGAGACTCCAACTGAAGTTTCTCCGATATTAACTTTTGTAACATCTTTGACCTCCTCAAAAGTTACAAAACAGTAGTCGGGTCGATACATTGGTTCATCTTCAACCTTATCAAACGGATCTCCTCGATCTACCGCTTCTAAAAGTCTTTTATTAGCATCTTCGTCATTTTCGGCCTGGACTACCTTTTCGTAGTACTTTCCAGCGTACCGAATACAAAAAAGATAAGACTTCATGTATGTAGATTAATGGCTGTGGGAGAAAAAGTCAACCTTTATGTACTTGTGAGCTTTTTACACTCGAACCGAATGGCTAATTCTTCTTTGTTTATGCGCTCTTTTCCAAAATATACGTCATCTTCAGCTAGTGTTTTTAAGCTCTCTCCAGACAATTTATAGCCTGCTATAGCGCAATCATAGTGATTTGTGAACTGATATCCAGGGACGTAGGGATCTATGCATGTACCCGTAATCATACTGCAAAGATGTAAAATTAATATAAATTTCATAAGCTACCTTACGAGTTATTTTATTGCTTGACAATGGCAGTGTCAATACTATATTCATGGGATATGAAGAAATTGGTAGCTGATCAAAATATAGTGCAACAAGAAATACGAACGACGGATCAAGGATCACGATTAAGTATTTTAGATTCTAATAATCCAAACTTCTCTGTTGAACTAAACAAAGATGCAAAACAAATTAGATTAATTGTTAATTCAAAACCAATTGAAATAATAACAATGGATGATCACACACGATTGCAGAAAGTATTTGATACGTTACTGAATACTGTAAAACAAAAAATAACTTTTTGGAAAGTAAATTGAAATTAAAAATGAATGTATACAACTGGAGACAATTAAACGAAGCTGTTGATAGTTTAATCGATAGTGTTAAGAAATCAGAATTTAAAGATGATGCTTTCATAGATTTAATTGCAACTCGAATGGCTGATATTAATTTAGTTATGGGTGATACGGGATTTATGTTATTTGATAAAGCAATAGCCAAAAGGATTATCCATGCGGAAATTAAAAAGTCATGAAGATCTTATTGATTTTAGTCGTCTTGTTTGCTTTGTTATGGCGATCTTTTCCGCGCACGATTTCTCTCTTAGTTTTACTAACGATGATAGGTTTGACATGAGTTTGGGTAAAGGAGTAGATCCAAATAATCCTGTAGTTAAGTGGGCTAAAATGATTATAGAAAAATATGATGTTGCTGATTTAATTGATGAGCATATCGTTGGTGAAGATCCACCATTAAATGATAAAGAGTGTCAAGAACGATTGATAAAATTTTTTACAACTTTAGAACAAAAAACTGGGTACACACCAGAACAAGCTATTAAAGATATACGTAAATTTACTAATTAACAATAAAGGAGAGAAAATGAGTAAAGCACACACTAAAGAAATAGTTATAAGAATATCAGATTGGGCTGATAACGTAGAAGCATGGCAGGAAAACATTTATGCTTTTATGGTTTATGGTAAAGATCTGTTAAATTTTATGAGAGAGCAGCATCCAGAAACTGCAAAAGCTTTTATGGAAGCTAGAAAAAATAGTAAAGGTAAAATAACCATGGCAGCCGATTATCCATCTATGATTCAAATTACTGATGGTAAATACTTTGATCAACAAATTGAAACGATGAAGTATGAAGCTCAGCAAAAAGTATTACAAGATATGATTGATAAGCCAAACGAATATGCGAGACTTCAAAATGGTTGATCAAACGTTAACAGAGATTCAGCAAGTCCAGCAAATGAATCGCGGACGACGGCACCAACAGTTAAAAAATAATTATAAAATAGCTATTAAAAGTTATATAGAACGATGTACCGTCCAAAGTTTAGAAAAAATTGTTAAATTAATTGAAAAGGAAGAAAGGAATAATTATGAACATAACAAGACATAAATCAGTAGCAGTTCGAAAGCCAGACTATGATATTTTGAAAGGCCTATGTGGAAAGGAACACAGAGGCCCTAGTCAGTATATATCGTTATTGATCAAAAAAGAAGTAGAGCGTAGGGCCAAAGAACGTAAAATGACTCCAGAAGCCTACATGAAAAAAATACTGTCCGATACTAATTAATACTTGTAATCATTCTAAATTAGGAGTATAAATCGGGCAGTTGGCGTTCAACTATAAAAACGAATCATTTTCTTTTTTCATTTACATTTTTTATTTAAAATCAACAATTTAGGAGTATTTGTGGCTGAACTAGACAACGCAGTTAAACTTATTGCATCTCGTACTTCGAGAGAAGAGTTTAATAAAATTAAATCCATCATGTATGGATTGTTCTGTGGAGCTAGTTTTGGGTTTGATGAAAGTGGGTTAGCCTTCAGAGTTCACTTAGATCAGATCCGAAATAAAACAGATAAGGAGAAACTTAATGCGAGTGTGTTACGCGTAGTTAAGTGATTTAAATGAGGGCTGGGTGACTCTCTCTTTTGTCATCATACAGAGCTACCATTCTGACCCAGTCCTCGTTTAATTCAGTTATCATGTTAAAAGAGGAGCTAAAAACTGGATATGAGTCTGAAACAATATTACCAGAACAAAAATTATGGCGCGCTGTTTTGCAACGTGCTTTTGAAGACGTTATATATCCTGGTATGGAAAGACCGTTGGTGGTACAAAAATATAAGGCACACGGTTGGTTCTCTGATGGGGGTGATGATTTTATTATTGTCTGTTCTTTGGCTGGGTTTGATCACTCTTACGTTTACGACCTTTACCAGCGTATGGTAGATAATGAACAAATATATTTCTCCAAGTCGCAGATCGAATACATCAAATGGCGTAAAGAATATAATAGAAAAAGAAAAATCAGACTTTAGTTTAAAGTATAGAATTAATTGTTGGAGCAGTACCAAACAATGCAGCAAGTGTAATGAGCGCAAAAATTTAACTGAATTTTATTTCAAGGCTGGTCGACGACGGCTCCAGGCGGAGTGTCGAACGTGCTTAAATGATGCACGAATTAAAAAACATAGTAGTGGGCCCTTTGAATACGTAGATTATCTTACAAAAAATTTAAGAAATAGTAGTCCAAAGAAAAAACGAAAAGAATCCAAAATATCTAGATTAGAATTTTTACATATCTTTAGAAGACAATTAGATAAGTTTGGTTTTAAATGTCCTTATTCAGGTCTAACAATGACCTGGGAGCTTGGTTCGGGTAAACCAACAGAGACCAACATATCTATTGATAGATTCGACTCTACGAGGCCGTATGAAGCAGGAAACGTGGTGTTTTGTTGTTGGTTCGTTAACCGTATGAAATATGATTATACGGATCAAGAGTTTATCGGTGCTTGTGAACATATTGCAAAAAATAAAGAAAGGTTTAATGAAGTGAGGGAGTATTTAAAAGGCCCAGCTGAAGGGAAATATATGAAATAAACAGCTGAGCCTTTTGTGAGTAATTAATACTCAGCTAAGTTTTATTCATGGCTACCTCCATGTCAATACTGTATCACGGATCACGGACGACGGCAAATGATATAATTTAGAATGGTTCTAATGTAATAGTTTAGAATAGCTCTAATGTAAGTGTGATAAAAATGCAACATATAATTGAATTTCAGGATTCTTATAAGGTACTACAAGGTACAGACACCTACAACACAAAAAATAGTACCGAGTACACTGAAAACAGGAAAATAGACTATTATCCTTATATACCAACGATTATTCTTTCAGTGTAGTACCCTGAAAGTACACTGAATTTCAGCTTACTATATAGGTAGCTCTACTGGTTAGGCGACCTTTTTTGTGGTAATAGTATAGTTTTAGTTTATTGTACCTATATAGATTTTGAAAATTATGAATACTGTTGCAGCATTAAAAAAACGTTTGAAAGGAGCAGAGTTTCTAACTCCAAAACAAAGAACATTTGCTGAGTATTATGTTTCAAGATACCCAGACGTAACCAAAAAAGAAGCGGCCAAAGCTGCAGGCTACGCTGATAAAATTTGTGAAAAGACAGGAAGTTTATTAACTAATCCTGATAAATATCCTCATGTAGTAGCATACATTGAGAAGTTAAGAGATTCGGCAGCTAAAATTTATAAAGATCATTACAGGCATTTAAGAAGACTTGATGATTTATCTAAGAAAGCTGAAGACAAGGGGCAACTGGCTGCAGCTATCAATGCTGAGTTTAGACTAGGTCAATCCGTAGGTTTGTATGTTGACAAAAAGGAAATTAAAGTTCAAGACTTGTCCGCAATGTCAAAAGAAGAATTGATTAAACAG